CATACAGTCCTTGGAGAGGGACTATAAACACTACTACTTTATAATACGAGGAGGACTAGGAGATTGACGGAAAATGAACAGAAGAAAGGATACCTAAACCAGTACCGAAATGCCAATCGGAAATACCGGTTATTGCTGGAGCAGGAAAGAGGACTGCGGCTGGAGATGCAGGGGGCCAAGCCGGTTGAATACTCAAATATGCCGAAGGGGAGTGGACAGACAGATCTGTCGGCTGCCATGGCGAAGCTGGATGAGCTGCTTTCAAAGATTGAGAAAAAGAAACTTGAGATGCTGAATATCCGGATGGATATTGAAAACCGAATCGCAGATATGCCCGATGGCCTGCAGGGGAGAGTGCTATACCTAAGATACATATGCCTTATGAGCTGGGAAGATATCTGCGCGGAGATCAAATACAGCTGGAAACAAACGCACAGGTTGCACTCAAAGGCACTAAAGAATTTAAAGATGACATAGAATGACACACAGAAGACATGGTATAGTTATGCTAAGGAATTTAGAATAATTCAAGTAGATAAATTTTGACCCCCTGAAAGCTGAGTATTATACCATATTTGCTGAAACCTCTATAAGTTTTTTTGAATGTACTCGGGTGTCCTTCGGGCCCCGGGTCTTTTGTGTCATATTTTTTAACCAGCAAAGTTGAAAATAATGCCCTAAAAGTATACCATAAATATAAATGACTTAAAAACAGGAGGAGAAAAGATGACAACTAACGACATAATTATCAACATAATAATATGCATATCAACAGGGATTATAACTGGGTTGATTGTTACAATAGGCGCAGGGATAGTCTCAAAGGTTATATCTGAGAAGAAGGAATTAGACATAGCCTGCCAAGGATACATTAGATATTGCCAAGATATTAGAATTGCATTACTCACCTATAAAAAAGACAGAGAGAATGGGATCAATGAAATTAAAAAGGCAATCTATCTGGATCCTTATTATTATGGATTTAAGTACACTGATTCTAAAGTACTTGGTAAGATGAATGATACAATCAGTGAGATTGAGGATGCAATTTGTGAAAAGACAATGGATTCAAAAAAGGCAAACAAGTACTTAGGCACTCTACAAAAAATAAGATTTGAAATTTGTGGAGTAAAGTACAAATTCCGAATAAGAAAGGAAAAAGAACTTATTAGAATGAGATTTAAGTATGATAAAAACGGGAATCCAGTTTGTGAAGAAACTTATGGACGTTAAGCACCTACGGGTGCTTTTTTAATGCCTTATAATAGCGACTTGCGGTTTTAGAGACCGTTAGTCTACCAAGAGGATGATACCACAAAAGGAAAGAAGGTTAGCCAGATGGCAAAATATCAGAAATGGCTGGAGCCGGAAAGCGTGCTGAAAAAAGAAGAATTATCGCAGTGGATCAAACAATTAATACGGGAAGATCGTCTATATAACTTTTACAAATCAAAGGAATGGAAACAAGTAAAAGAAGAAGTTATGAAAGAACATCACAGAGAGTGTGTCATGTGCAGAGAACAGGGCAAGGTGATAAGAGCAGAGACGGTGCACCATGTGCAGTATGTAAAGAAACACCCGGAGCTTGCGTTAAGTAAGACATATACGCACAAAGGAATTGAGTATACGAATCTAATTCCTTTATGCCATGACTGCCATGACAAAGTACATGGAAGAATGAAATATAAACCGAAAAAGAAACCATTAACAAAAGAACGATGGTAAATAATACCCCCGGTCCCCCTATGCCCTAAAATTTAGGGAGAGGGCGTACAACGGGGAGTGGGCAAGCATCCGGAAAAAGTTTCAAAACTGAAAAAACTGAAAAAGGGGGTTGAAATATGGGGAGACCTTCCAAAAAAGAACAATTAAAAAAACAGACGGAAACCGCGATTTTAAAGGCTTTGGACAAGAAACAGACAAACGAAAAATATCTGGTAGATCAGGTTGATGAATATATGAAGTATTTCGACAATTTAGATAGAATAAATGTGGAATTAAGTAGGGGTTTAGACATTGATCTGCTGAAAGAGAAGCGGCAGGTGACAAAGGAAATGAGGAATATCCTTTCTTTCCTGGGTTTAAAACCATCCGATCTAAATGGAATGGAACCGTTTGAAGAATTATAGCAGATTTATAAACCCCTATATGAAAATGATCCTTTGCAATGAAATACCACATTGTAAACACCAGGAAGACATGATTAAGAACAACGTGATCCCGGTTTTAGAAAGAGAAGATGTCTATGTTGATGAAGATAGAATTGAAGAAGGATTATCCTTACAGAAATATTTCCCGTATGATCTGATTCCATGGGAAATATTTCTTTTTGCATTGATCGTTGGAGTTCGATACAAAGAAACGGATGATATTTTTTATACAGATATTAGGATCATTATTGGCAGAGGCGCTGGAAAGAATGGATTCATTTCTTTCCTGTGCTTCTATTTTTTATCTCCGTTTCATGCGATCCCTCACTATGACATTGATATTTTGGCAAATGCGGAAAAGCAGGCGATGGTGAGTTTTGACGATGTGTACGAAGTAGTCGCGGATAACCATGATAAAGCGAAAAATCAAAGAGCATTGAAAGCAAATTATTATGCAACCAAAGAAAAAATTGTAGGAAAAATTACCAAATCAGTGCTGAGATTTAATACATCTTCTAAGCGGGGAAAGGATTCCAAACGAAGTGGATGTGTTATTTTCGATGAAAAACACGAATATACCGATACCGAAAATATCAATACGCTGCAATCTGGTTTAGGGAAAACGAGAGATGGAAGAGTCATTACGATCACAACAGACGGACATGTAAGAGGTGGTGTCCTTGACTTAGAAAAAGACCAGAACCGGATGATCCTTGAAAAATATAATCCGGAAAATCAAACGCTGGTCTTCTGGTGTCAAATTGAGGAAGAAGAGGAATGGAAAGATATAGAGAAGATAGAAAAGGCAAATCCAAGCCTTCGACATATGCCAACTCTCAAGAGGACAATTAAAAAAGAAATTGCAGATATGCCATTTAAACAAGAATATTTTCCGGAGTTTATGGCAAAACGATGCAATTACCCGATCGGGAACAAAGATGTTGAGGTTGCAACCTGGGATGATATAAAGGCGACCGATCAAGAGATTCCGGATCTAAAAGGGCTTGATTGTGTCGGCGGAGTGGATTACTCAAGCACGAACGATTTTACTGCATGTGGGCTGCTCTTTAAAATCAGGGAGAAATATTATTGGATCCATCAGACATTCGTATGTACAAAATCAAGGGATCTGGCAGGGATCGAAAAAAGGACTCCGATCAAAGAATGGAAAAAAAGAGGTGATGTGATCTATGTGGACGATGTGGAAATACCGGCAGAATATGTAGCAGAATGGTTCGATGCAATGAGGAAAAAGTACAACTGCAACATAAAAAAAATTGCAATAGACAAATTCCGGTATTCTTACATGAACAAGGCGTTAAAAGAAATTGGTTTTGAAGCATTTGAGCGTAAGAATGTTTTTCCGGTGAGGCCAAGCAATGTGCAGGAAGTATTTCCGATCATTAATTCTATGTTTATAAATCATAACCTGGTGTTTGGGGATGTACCGATCATGAGGTGGTATACAAACAATGCCAAAAAAGTCACGAAAGGAATCAATCACGAGTATGGAAAGCAGGAAGGACACTACAGAAAGACCGATGGGTTTATGGCGTTCGTGGCAGCCACTACGATCAAGGACGAGATAAAAGAGCGGAAGCGGCCGAAGAATATAAGGCCGATCATATTTAGTTAGGAGAAAAAAAATGGGTTTTATGAATTTTTTTGAAAAATGGTTCCCGGTAAAAAGCAGGATCGGACCGTCTACAGTGGTAGTCGATGTTCCGTCGGAACTGTACTATAAGGAGCTTGCATTACATACAGGCGTTACTCTGATAGCGAACGCAATAGCAAAATGTGAGATCAGAAAATACGAAAAGAGCAAAGAAACAAAAGACGAAGACTATTATCTGTTAAACATTGCACCAAATGACAACCAGACGGCGAGCCAGTTTTGGTACGAGATCATTGAAAGATCTATCCGAAAAGGCGAAGCATTTGCGGTCGAATATAATGGAAAACTCTACAGTGCTGACAGCTGCGTTTTGGAAGAGGAAGATCCGATAAGAGGGAATTACTATTTTCCAATCACCGTTGGGAATTATCAGTTTCCAAAACGTTACAATGCAAAAGAACTTTTTGACTTTAGAAACAACTGCTATAAAACAGCGATGCTGATGGAGAATATCGGACAGGATTATGGAAAAATGCTTTCCAGTGCTGCGAAAGCCTTTAAAGAAAGCAATGCTACGAAATACAAGCTAAAGATCGAAGAAACCAAAGCTGGAGATGATGACTTCAACAAAGAATTTGAAAACGTCATAAAACAGCAGTTGGAAACTTACATAAAATCAGAGTGCGGGGTATATCCGGAATTTAGCGGATATGAACTAACAAGAGATAGCACTACACAATCAAAAAGTTCTGAAGATGTGATCAGGCTGCGGAAAGATATGTTTGAAATGGTGGCGAACGCCTTGCATATTCCGCTCACGCTCATGACCGGAAATATTACGAACATGAATGAAATCGTTAAGGTGTTCTTAACGTTTTGTGTAGATCCGTTTGCAGATGTGATTGAGGAAGGATTGAATAAGTATGCTGGATATGAAAACTGGGCTGGTGGAAGCTATTACAAGGTTGATACGGGAAAGATCAACCACCGCGATATTTTCGATTTGGCGCAAAACATGGATAAGCTGATAGCGAGCGGACTCTATTGTATTGATGAAATCCGGGTGGAGATAGGGAAAGAGCCGTTGAATACAGAGTGGTCCAGGCAGCACTGGATGACGAAAAACTATGTAACGATTGATAACATGATGTACCCAGTGGAAGGAGGGGCAAATGGAAGCAACTAAATATTATGCATTAACTGTAGATGATGAAGCGCGGAGCGCGAGTATCAATATCTACGGCGATATTACTTCTTGGCCATGGCTGAACAGCGATGTTTCTGCATACAATCTCTCAAAGGAAATTGAGGGGCTGGATGTGGACCAGATTGACGTTTACATTAATAGTTATGGCGGGGAAGTTTCAGAAGGACTGGCGATCTATAACAGTTTAAAGCGGCACAAGGCAAGCATTAAGACCGTATGTGATGGATTCGCCTGTTCGATTTCTTCTGTGATTTTTATGGCAGGAGATGAAAGAGTAATGAATAATGCATCCTTGCTGATGATCCACAACGCTTGGACATATGCAGCAGGGAACGCAAACGACCTTCGAAAGGAAGCGGAAGATCTGGACAAGATCACGTCCGCATCTGTAAACGCATATATGGAGTACGCAGCCATCACACAGGAAGAATTACAGAAACTTCTTGACAATGAGACATGGATCACACCGCAAGAAGCAATGGAATATGGGTTTGCGACATCCATTGTTGGAAATCCGACACCGAAAAAGGCAGCACAATCCGTCAAAAAGTCTTTGATGAAGCTGATCCTTGCAGCTACCGCAGATGATGAAGAAGACGAAGATACAGATGACGGAACAGAGACGGCTGATCCTGAAGATCCGGATGATCCAGAAACCACAGACGATCCAGAGGAGGATGAAGAATCCGAAGAAGATGATGAAACGGAATTGGAATCCGGCGATGAAGATGATGAAACTGACGATGATTTAAGTATGAAAATGTTTACTACATTTTTAAGTGCATTTAAAAAATAGGAGGAAATAAAAATGTTAAGTATTGCAGGAAGGAACAAAAAGGAAGCAATGGCAATGATCTCAAAAGCTATGCAGAGCGGAGATAAAAAGCAGATAAAGGATGCATGGGAAATGTTCCATGATTCCGTAGCTGAAACGATCAAACAGGACTACCAGGAAGCGCAGGGAAACCGTGCGATCCTTGCACAGAGAGGTTACAGGCAGCTAACGACCGAAGAAACAAAGTATTATGAAGCACTGATCAAGGCAGGAAGGAGTGAGAACCCGAAACAGGAATTGGCTGGACTGCTTTCCGGGGATGTAATGCCGGTAACGATCATTGAAGATGTTTACAAAGATTTGGTAGACGATCATCCGTTGTTAAGCAAGATCAATTTCCAAAATGTGGCATACCTTACAAGATGGATTTTAAATGATCATACGAAGCAGACAGCCGTATGGGGTGAGATCAACAGCGAGATCACAAAGGAAATCACATCCGCATTTAAGGTTGTAGAAGTCAATCAGTGTAAGCTCACAGCATTTGCATTGATCGAAAAGGATATGTTGGATCTGGGGCCGGTGTTCTTAGATAATTATATCCGGACATTTTTAAAAGATGCATTATTATGTGGATTAGAGAAAGCGATCATTTCCGGAAGCGGCAAGAATTGTCCGATCGGATTAAACAGGGATATCCATGAGGGTGTATCCGTATCCAGCACGGATGGTTATCCGGAGAAAGCAGCGATTGCAGTTACTTCTTTCTTACCGGAAGAATACGGGGAACTCGTGGCTAGACTTGTGGAATCAGAAAAAGGAAACCAAAGGAAATTTGAAAAAGTTCTGCTCATCTGCAACATGAAAGATTATCTTACGAAGGTCATGCCAGCGACGACAGTCTTAACAAGCAATGGAACTTATGCAAAAGATCTTTTCCCATTTCCTACGGATGTAGAAGTTTCTAATGAATTAGTAGAAGGAAAAGCAATCCTTTGTCTGCCAGAGGAATATTTCATGGGAATCGGCGGTGCGAAAGAGGGCGTGATCGAATATTCTGATGAAGTCAAATTCTTGGAAGATAAGAGGGCGTTTAAAATCAAGATGTACGGCATGGGAAAAGCATATGATAACACCGTGTCCATCGTGCTGGACATTACGAACCTGGACCCGGCATATATCACGGTGCTGTCAAAGAGTGCGATTCCGTCTGCATAAGTCAGGAGGATGGACATGGATGATTTGATTGCCAGGGTAAAACAAGCCTTAAAGATCACATGGAGCGATCAGGAAACCGATGCAGAGATCGAAGCATTGGTTTCCGACGCCATCCCAACATTGGCGCATAAACTTGGGATCAAGGACATAGACACAGACTTTAGTAACCCAGGGGTTGAAAGAAGATTGTTTTTGAATTACTGCCGATATGTCCGGAATGATTGTGCGAACGAATTTGACGGAGCCTATAAAAATGAAATCCTGCAGATCCGCCATAAATACGAGGTGAAATATTATGCAGAATCCAAAAAAGAATAAGTATATTGACGGAATGGTTTATTTTTATCTGCCGGGAGATGCAGAAACATCTTTTGGAGCGAAGAAGAATCCAAAGTCTGTAGAAGATATGAAATTTTTCGCAAAGCTGGCCTATACAGAGAAGTCGAAACGGCAGCAGGATTACGAAAATGCAAATCAAAACGGATATGAGTTGTCTAAAAAAATCGTAACACCACTATACAAAAAAGTGGATAATAAAATGAAAGTCGTAGATGATGGTTATATTTACGACATTATTTCAGTTGATTATGACAGGGTGAACAGCGAAATGTATCTTATGCTGCATGAGGTGAGAAAAGTTGAAACAAATGCTTGATGAAATTTATGGAAAACTGAAATCGGTCGGTCTGCCGGTTGAATATGGCGTATGCACAAAGGAATATGAAGCCTGGGACTATATCGTATACGGTAGGAAGTCTGTTGGAAGAAATGCCAGGAACTATACAAACAGATTTTTTGTTGCGATTGTCCGGGAGAATTACATCCCAGAGAATTTCGATGTTGAAGTTATTGAGAAGCTGGAAGAGATCCCCGGGTTAAAACTGACCAAGGGTGAGCAGCCATACGAATACACGAAAAAGAAGAACACGGATAGCGTTATAGAGATCTGTGTGCTGGAATTTGCAAAGGAACAGAAAAAGGGGTGTTAGACCATGGCATCTGCAACATATACGTTAGACGCTACAGAGTATGACCGGATCGTGGAGACAATCTCCAAATTCGCAGACGGTTCCATAGCAGAAAAGATCATAAATGAAACGCTCCTTGACAGTGGTCAAATGCTGATCAAAGAAAAGATCATGAATCTTTTGCCGGAGTCTGGACGGACGTGGAACGGAAAAGCACCAGCGGCAAAATCTACAGAGCCGTTCCTTCATGTCCAGGAAGAGAATCTAAGCGTAACCGTAAGGACAAAAACTACATACCATTATCTGTATTTTTCAGATGATGGAAGTAACACCATACGTCATGAAGGAAATCAGCAGTTTATGAAACGCGGAGGAGATGAAGCCGCAACGCAGATTGTTGATGACATTATTGAAAAGTTATTAAAAAAATTTGAGGAGGAATAAACGATGACTTATACAAAAGTTTTTTCTGAGTTTGAAGTTACACAGATCGGCTTTAAATTCAACGAAGAATCTGCATACGAATCTTGTGAGTGCGTAGGAAGTGCAGAGGATGCAGCTGAAGCAAAGACGGTAGTAAAAAAATGCCGCGGGGTAGAAGTAAAAACACGGACAAAAGGAACGGGAAAGGGAGAGATCAAACTGTCCTTGCATATTCCGTATAACATTTATGTCAAGATGCTTGGCATGGAAGACGAGAATTTAAAAGACGGGGTTGTTGCATACGGAGACGATTCCAGACATGCCGTTTTTTCCATGGTTGCAAAAGTCGAAGATGAAGATGGGAACGTCAAATACAAAGCATACCCAAATTGTATTATCAAGGAAGCGCCATCAAACAGTACAGAAAATGGTGCGGAAGAGATTGCGGAATTAGAAGTAACGATTTCCTACATGCCAGACGAACACGGAAAAGGTCGATACGAAGCGATTGAATCTGTACTGACCGACGAAACCGTAAAGAAATGGATGACTGCTTTTACACCTGAGCTTGTCAGAATCCGGTCTGTATAAAAGGAGAAAATATATGAAAGTTATAACATTGAAAAAATTTAAAGATCTAAAGAAGAAATGCGTCCGGAATATCGGAGATGAATTTGAGGTAACAAAATCACGTTTTGCAGAGATCACAGGGAAGATCCCAGGGGCTATTGAGGAAAAGACAGAACCAGGGGAACAAGCAGAAAAATGAAAATTGTAATCAATGGCACTGTGGTAAAACATGGTGCCATTTTATAGGAGGAAAAACATGGTAAAAACAATCCAATACCGTATGGAAAATGGAGAGCAGGTTGAATTGTCCTTGAACTTTGTGCTGCTGTATAAATTGCGGTCAGAAGATGAGCGAACATACAAACGATTAAACAGAGTGTTAATGAAAGGCGCAAGTGAGATTCTGGAAATCGTAGATCTTTTGTATGGAGCGTACAAGGCAAAAAATATGGACGGGATCTCGTATGAACAATTCAAGGAACAGATGAATCAGGATTTTGCATACAACAACAATATTACCAATCGGCTCATGGGCTATAAAAAAAACTAGACTTTAGTGAAGCCTTTAAAAAAGCAACACGAAATACAAAGAACAGTATAAAAATACCTAAGTTTGAACTATATGAAATTGAGGATTACTATGCCTATTACGTTTTTATCTTGGGTATTTCTGAAGAAATATTTTGGAACGCTGATTATGCGTTTTTGTCTGGTGTAGCACAAAACGTATCTGTATATAAGGCATGGGAAAATTATGCGGTAGAAAAAGCAACGGAGGGACAGAATGGCAGATAAAGAAGCAAAGATAAAATTTAAAGCCGAATCTTCTGAATTGAACAGTGCGATCAAAGAGGCTAATGGAAATCTGAAACAAATGCGTTCTGAACTACGTGAAAATGCTTCAGAAATGAAAGCGAATGGAGAAACGCAAGGTTCCTTAGAAAAAAGATTGAATCTTTTGGGCGATGAAATGGCAGCGGCCAAGCAAAAGACGGATGCAGTCAGTAAACAGTTACAGATCGCAAAAGGAATTTTGGGCGAGAACTCTACAGAGGTACAGAATCTATCGTTAAAATTAAACAGCTGCAAAACTGTAGAAAATGGGATACAGGCAGATATCAATAGGACCAATACTGCACTGGAAAGACAGAAAAACGCATCTGCACAAGCAGAGAGCGCATTTGGGAAATTAGATTCCGAGATCAAGGAGCAGGAAGATAAGGTTTCTAAACTGGAAACAGCTTATAAAAATGCAGTTCTCCAGTATGGAAAAACATCCACAGAAGCGAATGATTTAAAATCAGATCTGGAAAAAGCAAACCGAGAACTGCATGAAAATAAAAGCAAGATGGAAGAGGCAAACAGTGCCGCAAAAGAACTGGCAAAAGGGTTTGATGATGCCGGAGCCGGGGCCGAAGATATGGGCACGAGCGTTGGAGATATCGCCGCAGGGAACCTTATTGCTGATTTTACTTCGAATGCGATCGGTTCTATTTCCGGTTTGGAAGAGGAGACAAGGCAGTACAGAAACGAACAGGCGAAACTTGCGGCGATTGCGCAGTCTTCCGGAAAAGACCTGGATTCCCTAAAGAACAGCTATAAGGATTTCTATTCTATTACCGGAGATGAAACATTATCCTCTACGGCTGTGGCAAATATGACGGCTATGGGGATGTCTACAGAAAAGAATAATAAACTGATCCATGCCGCAACTGGAATATGGGCACAATATGGAGACTCTATCCCGTTGGATGGATTAATGGAGTCCGTTAATGAGACTGCAAATGTTGGACAGGTTACAGGAAATCTTGCCGACGCACTGAACTGGGCCGGGATCAGTGAGGATGATTTTAATAAAAAATTAGAGAAATGCAAAAATACTCAGGAGCGGCAACAGCTGATCGTCGACACACTGGACGGAAAATATGGGAATCTTGCTGACACGTATAAGAATACGAATAGTGCAACTATAGAAGCAAACAATGCAAGCAATAAGATGATGGATGCACAATCCAAATTGGCGGAAACCGTTGCGCCTGTACAATCTGCATTGACCGGGCTTGCAGCCGATGGCATCGGGTTTCTTGCAGAACATATGAATATCATTGCTCCGGTAGCCGCAGGGCTTGGAGTCATCATTGCAGGACTGTGGCTCGCATTGGGTGGGGGTGCCTCAATCATCAGCGGTATATCCGGGGCAATGGGCCTTTTAAATGCAGTCATGGCAGTGAATCCGTTTGTACTGGTGGCGATCGCAGTAGCTGGACTTGTTACAGCGTTTATACTGCTATGGAATAAAAGTGAAGCATTTCGTAATTTTTTTACAGGATTGTGGAACTCTATAAAAACAAATGTAATGGGAGCGATCAACACTGTAAAATCGGTGATCTCTACTGGATGGAATGGGATAAAATCGGTGTTCAGCACAGTAATAGGCAGCATTGTAAATGGAGTAAAGAATAAGTTTAACCAGATCAAAAATACCGTAAGCAGCATATGCAATGCGGTGAAATCTGTTGCTGGGAAAGCATGGAATGGAGTAAAAAGTAATATCATTACCCCGGTAACCAATGTTGTTTCCAATGTAAAAAACAAGTTCAACAGCCTGAAAAGTGGTGTTATCAGCTCATTTAATCATATAAAATCCAAGGCAATAAGCATTTTCAACGGCGTAAAATCAGCCATCACGAACCCTGTAAATGCAGCAAAGAACAAGGTGAGCGATATTATAGGAAAAATAAAAGGGTTCTTTACCAAATTGAAGCTGAAGATCCCAGTGCCATCTCTTCCAAAGCTGCCGCATTTTTCTTTAAAGACTGGGTCTAAAACAATTCTGGGAAAAAAGATAACATATCCTACAGGAATTAAAGTAGATTGGCACGCTTTGGGTGGCATCTTTACCAAGCCGACGCTTTTGCAAGGTGCAAACGGAAGCCTACATGGAGTTGGAGAAGCAGGGGCGGAGGCGATCACACCGATCGGCGTATTAAAAGGATTTATCGAGGAATCAATGTTGAGTGTTATCAAAGGACAAATGCCACAAAAGATCGACTATGACCGGCTGGCTCATGCATGCAGCCAGCAAAAAATTGTATTGAAGTACAATACAAGAGAAGTAGCAAGAAGCAGATAGGAGGACACGATGGAACTATATTATAAAAATAATAGAAATGAAATTGTGAATCTTTCTAAATGGCCGATCATGCTGCAAAATCCAGAGACATTGCTAGAATACAAATGGGAATATGGAACAAAGAACAATCGGATCAGTTATTTTAAAAAAGCGATCATGGAGATGTCTCTGGACATCTCCATTTTTGCGGATAGTGAGGAAGAATTTAACGATACCGTTGACCATTTATTTGAAAAAACCGAGATCGATGTATTGCAGGAAGAACCGGGAGAAATCCACATCGGAGAACAATACATGAAATGCTATGTGCTGGAAAATGAGATGGGAGATTATGACCCGGACTGTTCTGCTACAGACATTACGCTGAAGATCGTAACTGACAACGCCTGGTGGTATAGTGAAAAGAAATTTGAATTTCGACCGACAAAAGCCACGGATGTGTGGCTGGACTATCCGCATGAAATCCCATATGACTATCTCTCAAATTTAGTGAGTGAGAATATCAACAATGAGGCATTTTCCGCTTGCGATTTCCGGATCATTGTATATGGTCCCTGCGTGGACCCAACGATCTATATTGCGAATCATAAATATAATGTAAACACCACACTGGCAGATGGGGACTACATTGTGATTGATTCAGCGATGCGGACGATCAGAAAAGTAGAAAACAATGGAGAGGAAACAAATATCTACGATGATAGAAACAGGGATTCTTATATTTTTGAGCGAATCCCGGCCGGGATCGTTCCCGTTTCCGCCGATGGAAGTTTTGGATTTGATCTGTATATATTAGAAGAAAGGAGCAAGCCACGCCATGGATCTAAACTATTGTGATGCAAATGGAAAGGATATAGGCGTACTGTTCGGCTATCAATTAGATCTGGCCTTTGGACGAGATGAAAACAATTTTGAATTATCATTGCCATTAAAAAAGCACTGCCTAAAAGAACACTGGCGGGTCTACTTTGAAAATGAAGAATACGGCGGAGTCATTGACAAGATCGAGGTGAGCAGTGATGAAGATGATAAGGAAGTGATCTATAAAGGCAGGACATGGCACGGTATCCTGGAAGGGAAGCGGATAGAAGCAGATGCAGGACAAAGCCAGGTGATGGTATACGGGGACGCAAACACCGTATTAAAAGACCTGATCGGGAGAATGGGGCTAAACAATTTCTTTGAAGCATCCGAGGAAGCATCCGGGATAGAAATCGTTGCTTATTCCTTTACGAAAAATACTCCTGCGGCTTACACTGCGATCAATTCCATGCTTTTAGAAAATGATGCAAAATTAAAAATGAAATATATCCGTGGCAAAGTGAAAATATGGGCGGAACCGAACAATGATTACAGCCAGGATGAGGATCTGACAGATGATATTTTAGATTTCTCGATGGAGAAAGATTACAGGCCAGTGAACCATATCATATGCATTGCGCAAGGGGAGGAAGAATATAGCGATCGTTATGAAATCCATCTATTTGCAGACGAAAACGGCGGCGTACAACCGTATGCCACCACGGACAATCCGGTAAAAGATGCGGATTATATCCTTGGTAAGAAGAACCAAGTGATGCACGGGATTGATGAGATCGTGGATATAGTTGATACTGCAAGCGTAACGGCCGTGGAAAACTATGTGCTGCTCACATCACAACCGCTAGATTGGGGAAAACATTACGATGCTTACTACAAACATCAATTTGAAGAGGATGGCACAGATAAATTTGCGGAAGTTGAAGCGGAAGAACGCGAAATTTATACCGTTCTGACTTCCCAACCATCAGACTGGGGAAGTAATTATTCTAATTACTATGCTTCAGACAATGGAGATTATAAAGCAGTAGACGGGATTGAAAATGAATGGTATGAAAGATTAGGCAAAAAACCGTCTGACTGGAATAGTAACTATGGGGATTACTATTATTACTATTCTGATGGAATAACAAGTGAATATAAAACAGTGGATGGTATACAGAAAGAAGCGTATAAGGTACAGACCAGACAGCCAACCGATTGGAATGGCAACTATAAAAACTATTACAGGAAAACCACTAGGAAGGAAAGAAAGAAAGATAAGAAGTTAGGAACATATACAAATGTTACGGGGACCGGAAAGAAGAAAAACGGAGTACCAAAATGGAGTGCTAAAAAGTATTATACAAAGATCTCTTACACGGTAGCACCCGCCTGGAAATCCTGGCATTTGCGAAAAGTAACCTCTGTCAATGCTCCGGCATGGAGAAGTGGTACATATTATACACAGCAGAATGTCATCATTAAACCAACATGGCAGTCTGGAACTTATTACAAGAAAGAACTGGATCACTATGCCGCCATTGTCGAAAGCGGCTTGGAAAAACTAGAGGAAGCGTATCATTGCGATTCGATCTCTGTAGATTTCCACCCGGACGACAACATAGAATATGACATAAATGACATCATTGGCGCAACGGAGCACATAACAGGATTATCCGTATGGCAACCGATCACAAAGAAGATTGTAAAAATCACCGAGGAAACTCAAAGTATAGAATATGAAGTAGGAGGGAAATCATGAGTCTTGAATTAGTTACTGGGAAAAGAGGGGAAGCGCATGTAAAATCTGAAGATATAGGGGCTTTTAATGCCGGCATTGTCTCTGCTGGGCAATATGTGTTGAGCACAGGGAGTAAATTCAACTATGAAATCGTTACAAATAATTCTATTTGGATTTATGATGGCGAAGCAATCGATCAGGGAAGACATATGCGGATCAAGCCGAATGATTATGAGATAGTTACGATCGAAAATGGTACGCAAAGTCAAAAAAGAAATGACCTGATTGTACTCCGATATTCAAAGGATACTGAAACAGGTATTGAAAGTGCAGAAATCAAAGTGATCAAAGGAACGTCAGGAAGTGTGCCGACAGATCCGCCATATATAACTGGAAACATTTTAACTGGGGACACTACGGATGATTTCCCTTTGTATAGAGTGTATCTCGATGGATTAAACATTGAATCCGTTGAACCGTTATTTCATGTACTGTGCAGTATGGAAGAATTAAAAAACAATGTTAGTGAACTAAATTCGGCTTTAGATAGTACGGCCTCATCTTTAAATACCAGGTTTGAATGTGGAAAGGTTGTAATACAAGGAAAAAGTGGAGAATGGTCGTTTGTACATGTAGCTTATTCACATCCTCATAATAATAATCCGGTTGTCGTTGCTTCTCATGCGTCTGCAAATGTAGCACAGTGTGCCTGTTCTATTCGGCTTCACAATGAATCGGGTTTTGATATAGGTGTATATAATACGACAGCACAAACAACATTTAATTGGCTCGCAATAGAGCCATAAAATAGGAATTTAGTTAAGGGCCGACAGGTCTTTTTTTTGGTTGCAATATCGCAACAGGAGGTATATATGGAAATACGAGCAGGACCGGAGAGGTCCTTTTTTAATTCATAAAAATATAAGAAAGGGCGGTAGAATATGTGCTAAATTTTATTATTCGTTACTGGATAGAGTTTCTATTTGGAACGGTGACAACATGTATCTGTTTTGCGTGTAAGACGTTGTATCAGAGATCGAAATTTCAGGAGGAAGAGCAGAGAAGGGTAAAAGAAGGTATCTTAGCAATTCTCCATGATAGACTTTATCAGGCATGTACATTTTACATATCAAAAAGATACATAGATGTGGACAGTCTCAAAAATGTTGAGTATATCTACAATGCGTATCATGACCTTGGAGGGAATGGGACTGGAACAGAACTGTATAACAGAGTTAAAGCATTACCAATTAAAGAAGATTAGGAGGAAGGAAAAATGAGAGATTGGAAAAGATGGGCGAAAGCAGCAGGAGTAAGGGCAGTAAAGACAATGGCGCAGACGGCAGCTGCCATGCTGCCAGCGGCGGCAATGATTACAGAGGTAGATTGGAAAGCAGTAGTTGGAACAGCGGCATTGGCTGGTGTT